GAGGCTTTCCAGCTTTTCGACCGCGGGATCTGCTAATGCCTATAAGTACTGGGCGCTGTCAGCGGATAACGATGTGGCGGATGCGCTCATCATAAGCCCGTCGGCTAATGTGATCCAGGTCTATATAGTGACAACGGACGGAGAACTTCCGGACGCTACTCTCATAGCGACCGTTCAGGCAGCGGTAAACGCGGACGATGTGAGACCTTTAGGCGATCAGGTGACCACACTGGCACCTACGGCGAACGACTACGACATCGAACTGGTCTATTATGTCAGCTCTGAGAAGGAGAGCGCTACCGTTGAGGCTGTGGAGTCAACGACCTACACCGACGCAGACGGCAATACCAAGACCGGAGCCCTGGAAGCATATCGGCTCTGGCAGGATACGGTCATAGCCCGGGACATCAACCCGGACTACTTAAAGAAACTCATCCTGGACGCAGGAGCTGACAGGGTAGAGATCATAAGTCCGGCATACACGGAGCTGACAGGGGCAAATGTGGCACACCTCTCCGGCACTGTGAACGTCACCCATACCGTCTACGACGATGAGTAAGGAGGCGGGTGCTTATGGAGAATATTAAGATCAACACGATAGACTTCAACCAGCTCCTTCCTCACTGGATGAGAGAGGATACCATAGATGCGAGCCTTGCGGAGTCGGTGAGCTCCTATGTGCATGACATGGCGGGATCCATGAAGACACTCAAGAAGTGGACGGATGAGGCTATCGAGTCCATGAGCGAGAAGTATCTCGACCTCTTGGCGCATGAGCTTGACGTTACCTGGTATCTGTACGACGCGCCGATAGATCAGAAGCGCGAGATCATCCGGAAGGCGAAGCGGATCCACTGGAAGATTGGAACGAAGTGGGCGATCGAGTACGTGCTCTCTATCTACTTCGTTTCTGCTCATATCGAGGAATGGTATGAGTACGGAGGAACGCCGGGGCACTTTAAGATAACGACGGAATACGCAGACCTTGATAATAACACGGCGCTCTTTATCGGAGTGCTCAACCAGGTCAAGCGCTTCTCGCAGATACTCGACTCCGTAGAGATGGAGTCCATAGTAAGACAGACCTATTATCCGGCAATGGCTACGGATCAGACGATGCGCAACGTCATCACTGACGTGTTCAGCCGGTCGCTGGATATATCAGGAACAGCATACAACGCCATCAACGAAGGCGGCGGGTATAAAGTAAACACTATAGTATAAAGGAGGAATTGAAACATGGCAGAATTTGGAAGCGCTGTCATCACTGACGCGGGTGCTCAGCTACTTGCTGAAGTAATGGCAGGGAGCCATCAGGTTGAGTTTACAACGCTCGCCATAGGTGACGGCTCTTACACAGCAGAGGAAAGAACGACGGAGGCCTTGCAGGCAATGACAGCCTTGAAGAGTCCGCAGCAGAGCTTCGCCTTTTCCAGCATATCAACCTACAGTGACACCACGGTGCTCCTGAAGGCAGTGATAAGCAACGAGCAGGTACTGACAGGTTTTTACATCAACGAGATCGGTATCTTTGCAAGAGATGCGAGCGACGCAAGCGCTACGCCGATACTGTACTCGATCGTTACGGCTACCACAGCCGACTACCTGCCGGCATACAATGGCAGTACACCGTCAACGATCCAGCAGAACTGGTACGCTACGCTAAGCAATACGGCAACGGCGGTAATAGACACCACTTCAGCGGCTTATGCACTGGCTGAAGACCTTGCGAACCTTCAGGAAGCGGTGGTCTATCCGGAGCTGACGCTTGCTGTAGATCTTACCGGTGCAACAGTTTCGGCAGCTTCAACAGTAACAGTAACAGACGGAACGTCAACTTTTACGAAGCAAATCAGCGCGTCCGGCTCTCTGGTGTTTGACCTGCCGGACTATGGCACCTGGTCGGTATCAATGACTAACGGAACAGATACGGCGGCAGCGATAACGGTAAATGTAGACACCTGCAAGCAGTACAGCGCAAGCATCGCGTACTTTGCAGCGGCTCTTGACGTCACTGTGGTAAATGGAACCGGTGCGACCATCACGGCAACAGATGGCACGCACACCTTCACGGCGGTAGAGTCAGGCGGTACTGCTCACCTTAACATTTACGCAGCGGGAACCTATACGATAAGCGCGGAGCTCTCAGGAGAGACCGGAGCTCTTACCGACTCCGTGGTTATCTCCACGGCAGGCACTACCTACACGGCAAAGGCGGGCTTTGCGTCCACTACCCTTAACGATAATGACTGGGAAGTTATCTCAGCGGTATCGGCGGCAGGCTTAGGCGATGTCCTGTGGGACGTCGGTGACTGCAAGGCGGTCGCGCTTTCGGGAACGGTAGGCACTCAGTCGGTATCGGGCACTTACTACGTGTTCATTATCGGCTTTGATCATAACAGCGAGATAGAGGGTAACGGTATCACCTTCCAGGGCTTCAAAACGGCTCAGACGAACGGCACCGACATCGCACTCTGTGACTCTTACTATAATCAGTACCAGAAGTATGACGGCACGAAGTACTTCCAGATGAACCACTGGGGAGACAGTTCAAACAATAACACGAACTACGGCGGATGGCCTGCCTGTGATATGCGTTATGACATCCTTGGATCCACGGATCAGGCGCCTTCACCTTACGGCTCTGTCAAGACGACGGGCGCAACCGGACAGAACCCTACCGCGACCTGTGCAACCAGTCCGAAGGCTAACACTTTAATGGCTGCGCTTCCTGCGGCGCTCAGGGCAGTAATGAAACAGATGACAAAGTGGACGGACGGCGTCGGCAACTCTTCCAATGTTCAGGCAAATCTCAGAGAGACTAAGGACTACCTTCCTCTTTTGGCAGAGTTTGAGATCTTTGGAGCCAGAAGCTACGCGAACGAGTTCGAGCAGAATAAGCAGAAGCAGTACGATTATTACAAGAACGGCAACAGCAGGATCAAGTATAAGCATAGTGAAACCGGCACTGCCGTGTATTGGTGGGAGCGGTCAGCCTATTACAACAACGCCACCTACTTCTGCTATGTCTACACGAACGGGAGCGCGAACGTCTCCAGTGCGTCCTATTCCTATGGACTCGCGCCGGCTTTTCTTATCTGAGATCCATATAAGTCCCGCGGCGCAAGCCGCGGGCACAACGATATAAAAATTTTAAGGAAAGGAGGATATTCGCCATTTCGGTTTTAAAGAATAAACGCCGCGACTCAAAGGCGGAGTTTGTAAACTACGCCAATCAGATCTACATCGAGACACTGGGCTTTTTATCAAGACTTTCAAACAGATATCAGCGACTGATCGCCAGGGATATCATCGCCCTGGCTTCTGAGGTACTGGATAACTGCGAGAAAGCTCAGGCGATATTCCCAAAGGATGAGACAAGGAAGGAGCTGAGATATCAGCATCTTCTCGAAGCACGCGCCTCACTTATGGCGCTGGACGTTCATATGTCCCATGTCTATGAGCTCATGATGAAGAACCCGCAAGGCTGCTTCATGGACTCAAAGGGTAACTGCCTGCCACCTTCCAAGGCAGAGGAGAAGCTTGACAAGATGGCTCAGTCCTTAGGTGAGAAGATCGACAGTGAGAATAACCTCATCCAGAGAGTGATCTCATCGGATAAGGAGCGGTAAACACTTGGGTGCAGTCCTGTTTAGCCGTGAATTGGTGGGAGCGGTCAGCCAATTACAACAACGCCACCAACTTCTGCAATGTCAACACGAACGGGAACGCGAACAACAACAATGCGTCCAATTCCAATGGACTCGCGCCGGATTTTCTACTCGCGCATAGGTCGCAAGATATGACCTTAGAGAAAAGGAGGACTGCTTCCCGGCATTATGCCAAAACCGAACCTGTGACGACGGGCGACGGACGCTGCTTGCATGGCACAGAATGACGCGCTGTGTTTCATGTCGCTTATCTAAGCCGGATATTTGTGTCGCTATACCTCCGGCGGGCAGGGCGAATAATTTTTATATTTATGACCTCGGAAGAACGTCATGAGAACCGATACAAGCGAAGATGCCAGAAACGAAAGGAACACCGGGAGCGCCGGATGGATAAAGTCGGAGAGGCTTCTGAGGTGTTTTCCTACAAAAAGATATACAAGCACGGAAAGCAGTGCTGCAACGGGGTACGGTGGAAACAATCCACGCAGACCTTTGAGATGCACCTGTTCAGCCGAACGGCAGCAGGAAGGAGGCGGGCGCTCTCTGGCAGATATAAGCCGACCAGATATGTCCACTTCCTACTCAATGAACGGGGCAAGATCAGACCGATAGACGCGCCTCATATCAACGACAGGCAGATACAGAAGACGCTCTCCCTGGAGTGCCTTTATCCTCTGTACCGTCCCGGCATGATCGACAACAATGCCGCCTCGATCAAGGACGAAGGGCTCGCCTATGCGCAGAAGCTCCTGAAGGATGACCTAAGGTATCACTTCAAGCGCTACGGTATGACCGGCTGGGTGATCGTCACCGATATGCACCAGTTCTTTCCTTCCGCAGATCATGAGGTAGTTAAGAGCAACCACGTACTTATCAGGGACGAAGTACTCCGGCAGATCGCCGACTCGGTAACAGACTCAGGCGGCAAGGGCAAGGGTGAACCTTTAGGCGTGGAGCCCTCACAGTTTGAGATGATAAACCTGCCGTCTCCGATGGATAACTACATGACCTGCCAGGTGGGACTATCCGGGTATGGCCACTATATGGACGACTTCTATATGCTGGTGCCTCCGGACAAGGATCCGAAGGAAGTGCTGGCCATCTTCCGGAAGTGGACGAAGAAGCTAAGGCTTACCATGAACGAGAAAAAGAGTCAGGTGCTGCGCTTCGGCAAGCCCTTTCGCTTTTGTAAGGCTAAGTACATCATCCGGTCAACGGGCAAGGTCATAGAGAAGGGATCCGTTGCGGCGATATACCGTTGCATCCATAAGCTTAAGGTCTCAGCGCCGAAGGTAGCGGAAGGGCTGATATCTTACGAGGATCTGCGTTATATCGTCAACTCAAGCACGAACGGCTACTACGATAGATACGACGACCACAGCAAGGTCTTAAGGATCCGCCGGACATTCTACGCGATCTACGGCTTTAGCTGTGAACATTTAGAAGAATTTAGGAGGAGAGACAATGCAATACGTTTGCGGGAAGCGGTTTAAGGGCGAAGGCCTTGCCGGACATTTCAACATACCCGCCAGGAGCTGCCTGTCCGTCAATGCCATAGGACGGATATGCTACAAAGACCGGGCGGTATGCAGCCGATCATCCACGGTAGCGCATGACTACTTCGCTAAGGATGACGACCTTTTCGGGATTGAGCGGTTCACGCTCACCCAGGAAATCAGGAAGCTCTTAGAGGGAGCAAAGACAGAAACCCACTTGAAGCGCTGGGCGGCTGTGGAAGATGACGCCCTGTGTGATAAGTACAGGAAACATGAGCATGAAGATCACTGGCTCTGGAATGACGACTTCTACGGTGCGCCGGTGCCAGATCTTGAATACATTCTAAAACTTATAAAGGAGGTCAAGTAAATGGTAAAGATTTACGACAGCGACGGTGCACTTATCGGACTGGATGACCGGGCTGTGTGGGTAAAGACCGCAGAAAACGGCTGCAAGATCGAGTGCGATGCAGAAGAAGCTGAGGGCATAGCCTTCAAGGGTGACTTCTATGAAGGCGCCGGAGCAGTCGAAGTGCCTGCGGGCTTATCGGTCAATGAGATCAGGGAAGCCGTGGCACTCGACGAAGATGCAACTGTTGACCTTGCTGATATGGTGGCAAGTCATGAGGACGCTATCACAGAACTTGCGGACATGATAGCAGATTTAACAAAATAAGGAGGACAGAATAATGGTAAAGTTATATGTAAGACGTATCAGAGCGGGCAAGATGACCCTTGAAGAGGTACCTGAGTACTGGCGCGATGCAGTGGAGGAAGCGCTCAATGCTTAAAACCGATGCAGCCATGACTCGGGCTGACTATCACAAACGAAAGGAGAGGGGGCTCGACCATGGAAGATACTATCTCAAGAAAAGAACACGATGAGTTCGCCAGACGTATCGACGAAGAGAATGAACGACAGAACAAGCGCATTGAGATCCTGGAGAACACAGTCCGCCAGGTATCGGAGCTGACTGCATCCGTCAAGGTGCTGGCTACCAACATGGACCATATGCTCACGGAGCAGAAAAAGCAGGGCGAACGCCTGGAGCGACTTGAGAGCCGCGATGGTGAAAAGTGGCGCACCGTGGTGTCTTATGTATTGACGCTGGTGCTCGGTGCGCTCATTACCTTCGGCCTGTCACGTATAGGACTATAAGGAGGTGCTTAACTAATGGAACAGTTAAAGAGTAAGGAGTGGTGGGCTGCTGCCGGTGTAAGAGCTATCAAGACGGTAGCGCAGACAGCAATAGCCACCATAGGAACCGCGGCTATCATGTCGCAGGTTGACTGGAAGATCGTACTATCGGCGTCAGCTCTTGCCGGTATCTTGTCTCTACTGACAAGCCTCACCGGTCTTCCGGAGGTTAAAAAAGCAGATTAGTGACCGTCCCTGAGGAAGGGCATCCTCAGGGACTCATCGTGGTTTTCTCCTTCTTTGAAAGACAGCAGGATCCGATAGTAGCAGGTCGGGTTCTGCTGCTTTTCATGTAGATCGAGACAAAAGAAAGGAAGGGATAAATATGTCAGTAACGATATGCCACGCAAGTATTTCAGAAAATGGAAATGCCGGCTGGGATGGAAGAGCTAAGGCAGGCGATCAGACCGGGCGCGAGGTATGCACACGCACCTGGTACAACAAGCCCTGGAATGTGATGCTGCGCTACAAAGATGCAGCCATTGCAAAGAAGGCAGCGGCTATCGCCAAAAAGCTCGCAAGTTCTAATCTTGTAGGGTATGACCAGTCACAGAGGAACACCCTCTACCAGGCACTCAAGGCGAACGGCTGGGACGTTGATAAGTATATCAGAAGCGGGAAAAAGACGGAGACGGACTGCTCTGCGTTTATGTATGCTTGCTACTGCTGCCTCATTCCTGCAATGAGATCAGACGGCAACGCACCCGTGA